TCATGGGGCAATTTTCTGCTTTCTTGGATTCATGTCTTCGAGTGGAGAAATTAGGCTGCGGTGGACAGTTTCTTTCTCATGCGTATAACGATCGGTAGTCTCCAATTTTGCATGTCGCAAAAATTTCTGGATACTCCGTTGATCGGCCCCATGCTCCCGGAGCAAAGTTGCAGCTGTGTGCCGTAGGCCGTGCAGCTTTACATGAGTGAAGCCGTTCCGTTTTAAGAACTTCGCCCAAGTATTGGTTGCAGTAGAGGGGTAGTACATAACGCCCTTACCGCTATGAAAGAGGTACTGCTTATCTCCGCCTAACCACTTACGACATTGCAGCTTTTCTTTTCGCCACTGGCGCTCATAAGCCCGCAATTCTTCCATATACCATTGAGGCATCGGAACCCATCCTTCGGATTCAACTGTTTTGACTTCACTTTCGACCTTCTGACCTTCTTCGTCAATCGTGATTTGATTTTCGATATAGATCATTGATTCCTCATAATTCAAACAAGGTAACTCGACGGCTAAATATTCACCGCGCCTGAATCCTCCCAACATAACCCCAGTAAAGTATAATCTCCATCTGGTAGGCAGTTTGTACATAGTAAGCAGCAGCTCGGCAACTTCAGTTTTTGTATAGTTCTGCTTTACATCCTTGATTCTCTTCTTCTCCTTCTTATTCATGGAGGGCCGATCAACGCCATCTATCGGGTTTTCTGTTATCACTCCCCATTCATGAGCTTTATCAAATATTGACTTTATGCATTTATAAATATTTAATTTGGAGTTTGTAGCAAGCAAATTGCCATTCTTCAAATTTCGAAGGTCGGCAAACCATTCAGCAAGCTCAAGTGTTGTAATCTCATCAAGCCAAGAATCACCGAATTCAGGAATTAATCTTGATTCGATAATGTTATTGCTGTTAAAAATGGTTTCCCCGCTCATATTCTCTTGAGCATAGACCTTTTTCCATGTAGGAATAAATTCTTTAAAGGTTTTCTTTTTCGAGCGGCTTCTATTCTTGCCTTTGTCCTGGTACTTTCCAGTTGTCACGAGCTGGCTCCATTTGTCTTCTTGAACGGCCAGCCAATTATCTCTTTTTTTGTCTGACCGTGCGTTGACGATCTCTGGTGGCATCTCCACAACCATAGATCGTTTGGGCCTGGATGCTTTTGATGGGTCTCGCTCGACAAGCTTATACTTATTTCCTCCAAGATGTTCGCTCCAAGCCATCCTAATTCACCATCCTTACATATGCGATTACGACTCTGCGGTTCGTGTTTTCCATGATGGCAATCAATTCATTTCCTTCACGGATAATGCGCCTGAAGACAGGGACTTCTCTGGAAATCCCGACATTCATCATTTCATTTTTGTAATACATTGTCTTTTTCACCTCCTTTCAAGAACTGGTGTTCGGTTTAACGGCATATGTAAATAGCCTTGCGGTTGTCATCACGAAAGGTTATATGTAAAATTGCGACATTTCAATAGGGATGCTGTTACGGCGCAATATATCGTATATGGCTTCTCCAGCTGTTAAGCTATCATCGCCGATTAAGAGTTGAACAGCGAATCTGTTAGCCTCTCGTTCAAAACGACCAGTACAGAAGAAGGAATGCTCATCTATCCAGAACCTACTGATCCCGGGATGAAGTAAGGCGTGTGCCAATTCATGAGCGCAGATAAATCGTTGCCACTGCTCAGACATCCCGGAATGAATCACAATATATTTCCTGCGCAGTGTACGCCTGAACATACCACGTGTATTTTCACCTAAGTCTCTGAACCATACTTCTATATTTAAAAACTCCGCTAGTCGGAAGGGGCAATTTGTGTTGTATTTGCGGAGAAGCCTTCGGATCACGGGGTTTATTTCCATGTAGTTTAATCACCCTTTTTCTTCCGTCCATACGTCTTCTTATTTTTCTCTTTAGCGTCCCAGAACATTGCTTCCATAACGCGCTTAATTTTCTCTTTATCTTCGTCGCTGATCGGCACGCCATCGAACATGACTGGAGCATCTTCCTCCAGCATCTTCTTAAAGTCACGCTTATCTTTGGTCGTGGCCCACTCAGGGGCAGGCTGAGCGTCTTCATTCACGTGTCCGGCTGCCGCCATCAATTCGTCGTAGTCTATTTTGAGTGCTTGCGCCAATTTACGAAGAGTTTCTGGTTTAGGTGGTTTCCGCAGACCATTTTCAATCCGGGATATTTGGGCGTTGCTAACCCCTGAATAAAGTGCCAACTGATTGATACTTAAATCTCTTTCCTCTCTCAATGCGCGTAAATAATTACCGAATTCCTTAGCGTCCATAAGCAACCTCCAGTTTGTTACCTGTTGGTAATAAATATAATCGAATTGTCCCAAAAGGTAAAGGTATTTGGTGAAAAACTATTACCAAAAGGTATTATAAGTGAAATTTCAATGAATATGCAGGAATACGAGGAAATTCGACGAAAAAGTGATGTTTACCATTTGGTATCGTTCGGGGTATCATACATACCATAAGGTAACAGAGAGGAGGTAATACTCTTGAGGCTTGAGCTCAACGTGAAGGCGGTAGAGAAATTCATGAAGCGTAAAGGTTGGGATGACAAGGATCTGGCGAATAATATCGGAGTTTCCAAGGTACAAGTCTACCGTGTTTTTAAGGGACAGCGCTCGCCCGGAAATGAGTTCATAGCCGGTTTACTCTCTTGTGAGGGGGCAGGGCTGAGTCTATTTAGGTTTGAAGGATCGTTACCAAAAGGTATAGAGATTGAGGAGGACGGCTGATGCCAAACACGAATGATCTGATCGAAGCTCTACGCGCCGACATCCGGCAGGGGCTCCGCGAAGAAATCCTGGCCGAGCTTCAGCCCGAGATTGATCAGCGCTTGTACAGCAACATCTTTGATGTAAAGGAGCTCTGCCGATATCTGAAGGTTTCCGATCGAACCATTCGGCGAATGGTTAAAGATGATGAATTGCCGCACTTCTGGCAGCGTGGGCAGATGTATTTCCGGCAGACTTCGGTGGACCAATGGGTCGCCAAACGAGAGCAGAAAGGAGAATAACCATCTTGGATATGGATAACGAATTGACTGTGAAAGACCATCTAGCCCTCGCAAAATGGCATCTGGACAAGGCCATCGAAGCCGAACTGGCCGCCCGAAGAGTACAGCACCTTGGAAAGCTCGGGGCAGCCAGATACGAGATCGCAGAAGTACACGCTATCCGCGTAAAGGAGGAGGCTGGCCGTGAAAGTCAGTTGCAATTCTCAGACGTCGGCTGATACGACTTGGCGCCGGCTTGAGCTCAAGCGTTTGAAATGGCAGATTAACAACGGACGCGCCAAGTGCAATCCGGAGGTGACGCCGGCAGCATTGGATTGGCTGGACGGCGAGATCGCAGAGCTTGAAGGGAGGTGAACCATTTGAGCAAAGTGACGAAGCTGGCCGAAGTCATTGACTTCTGCGCCAATCCAAAATGTCAGGCTGAAATTATGTTTGGCCAGAGAGTAGTCAGACACGGCAAGGATTTGTATTGCGGGAATAACTGCTTATGCGAAGGCATTGGCGCTGTAGTAATCAAGGCAGACGACAGCCCTGAAAGGGGTGATGCTTCAGAAAACGAAAAAGACGATTCTCAGGCTCCTACCCCTTAGAATCGTCCGCAATACAAACCACTATTATGAGGTCAGTTTAGCACTGATCGAGAGGAGAGGCAAGATGTCAAAAGGTTACAAAGCGTTTGGTAAAGGTTTGGTTTGCCGGAATTTTCAGTACAAGGAGAATGAAGTATTTGAGCACACAGGCCGTATCGAGCCGTGTGATTCCGGCTTCCACTTCTGCGAGAACCCACTGGATACCCTGGATTACTACCCGCTGATCGACAGAAACGGTGATCTCACCGAGTTTACGGAAGTGGAAGCCGTAGGTGATGTTAAGACGGAAGACAACAAGTCCGTGACCAATAAACTGCACGTTGGCGCAAAGCTGGGTCTTCCTGGATTCGTTAAGGCTTCATTCGACTTCCTTTGGGAGAAATGCTCTTCCAATCCTTCTGAGCCGGATTCCGGATTCAATGCCCAGCTCGCCAGCAGCGGAGACTCTGCCCAGCTCGCCAGCAGCGGAGACTCTGCCCGGCTCGCCAGCAGCGGACGCTATGCCCAGCTCGCCAGCAGCGGACGCTATGCCCAGCTCGCCAGCAGCGGACGCCATGCCCAGCTCGCCAGCAGCGGAGACTCTGCCCGGCTCGCCAGCAGCGGAGACTCTGCCCAGCTCGCCAGCAGCGGACGCCATGCCCAGCTCGCCAGCAGCGGAGACTCTGCCCAGCTCGATCTGAAAGGTTCTGATTCCGTCGGCGCTGCTATCGGATCGGGAGAGAACCGGATTCGCGGCACAGTGGGATGCTGGATCACCTTGGCCGAATGGGGCTGGGTCGATGATAGGCTTGTCCCGCTGTGCGTCAAGACAGTTCAAATCGACGGCGAGGTCATCAAGGCGGATACCTGGTACAAACTCGAAGACGGTCAGTTTGTTGTAGTCGAATAACCAATTTTACTTATAGGAGGACTTATATATGTCAGTTCAAATTACGATTAATGGCGAAAACGCCAGTGAAGCCATCTCCGAATTTGCCGTTCTTTCTGCTGCCTTCACCGGCTCTGCTCCTGCTGCTCCCGTAGTGGACAAGCCTAAGACACGCAGTAAAGCAACGCAAAAGCAGGAAGAACCTGAAATAAAGACCGCGGATTCGGAACCAGAGATCAAGCAGGAAGCCGCCAATTCGGAGCCCGAGACTAAGCAAGAGGATCCTGATCCACTGCAAGAGGTCACCGTCGAAGATATCCGTGCGAAAGCTGGAGAGGTCGGCCAAATGGGCAAGAAGGCAGAGGTTAAAGCTCTGCTGGACAAGTTTGGCGCGAAGACCGTCAGCACCGTTCCCGCTGAGAAAAGAGCCGAGTTTCTCGCTGCGTTGAAGGCGCTTGTGGAATGACGGCCGATCACGCCAATCGGGCGCATGCGAAATTGTCTGCCAGCGGCTCCAAGCGCTGGCTCTCCTGCACCCCGAGCGCGGAGCTTGAGGCTCAATTCGAAGATAGTACATCAAGTTTTGCCGAAGAGGGTACGGCAGCACATGAGCTGTCTGAAATCTGGCTCAAATACCACCTTTCCCAAATCAAGGCTTGGGATCATGGCGAGCTGTGGAAGCAGGCTCAGAAAGGTAAGTATTACTCGCGGGAAATGGAAGATTACGTTCAAGGCTATGTGTCCATCGTGCTGGAACGGGCGAATGAAGCTTTCAAACGATCCAAGGATGCCATCGTGCTACTGGAACAACGACTCGATTTCAGTGAGTGGGTTCCTCACGGTTTCGGCACGGGTGACGTGCTGATCATTGCAGACGGGATAATGGAAGTCATTGATCTGAAGTATGGGAAAGGAGTACCTGTTTCAGCTGAGGAGAACAGTCAGATGCGTCTTTATGGTTTGGGCGCTCTTGATGGATACGGGTACCTCTACGACATTCAGACCGTTCGAATGACTATCGTTCAGCCACGCCTAGACAGCGTATCAACAGAGGAATTGACTGCCGATGACCTGCTTTCCTGGGGTGAGGATTACGTGAAGCCCCGGGCAGCTATGGCAGCAGCCGGAGAAGGAGAGTTTGCTGCTGGCGACCACTGCAGATTCTGCAAGGCCCGGGCAACATGCCGGACTCGTGCAGAAGATAATTTGAAGCTAGCAAAATATGAATTCCGTGACGGTTCTCTGCTTTCACTCGATGAAGTAGGGGACGTACTTGGTCGGATCGATCAGCTGCAGAAGTGGGCCGAGGACATCAAGAAACACGCCCTGGATCAAGCCGAGAAGCACGGAGTGCGTTACCCAGGCTGGAAGCTGGTCGAAGGACGCAGTAACCGAATCTATTCAGACCGTGATGCTGTTCAGGCCGCGCTGCTGGCTGTTGGGTTTGTAGAAGATAAGATCCTGACGCCTCGGGAGCTGCTTGGTATCACAGCGATGGAGAAGGCCGTAGGCAAGAAAAAGTTCGAAGAGTTACTGTCCGAACTTATTATCAAGCCTACGGGTAAGCCGACTTTGGCGCCGGAGAAAGACCCTCGGCCAGAACTATCATCGACTGCATCTGCCGCTGCGGATTTCACTGATGACTGAGCGTTATGGTATTTGGAGCACCTGGTCTAAGCAGTTCTGTTTTGGAATTGACCAACCAACAAAGAGAAAGGCTTGGAAGGCTCTTTTCAATAAAATCGGCAAGGACGCCTATAAATGGCGTTTTGAAGTAAGGAAAATCCCACAACCAACTCAAAGGAGAGATATACACATGGCGGTTACTAACAAAGATACAAAGGTAGTTACAGGAAAGGTACGTTTCAGCTACTGCCACATTTTCAAGCCGCAGGCAATGGAAGCCGGTCAGGACCCGAAATACAGCCTGTGCCTCTTAATCCCCAAATCGGACAAGGAGACGCTGAAAAAGATCCAAGCCGCGATCAACGCCGCCATTGAAGCCGGGAAGAGCAAATGGGGCGGAAAGATCCCGCCAAATCTGAAGAAGCCGCTGCGCGACGGGGATTCGGAGAAAGATACGGACGATTACCCGGAATATGCCGGTCACTACTTTATCAACGCAACCAGCAAGCAGAAGCCGGGCGTGATTGATCGGGACAAGCAGGAAGTGCTTGATTCCACGGAGGTATATAGCGGCTGCTTTGGGCGCGTCAGCCTTAATTTCTATGCCTTCGATACGAAAGGCAACAAGGGAATTGCCGCAGGCCTGAACAATGTTCAGAAGCTGTCTGATGGCGATTACCTGGGTGGCCGCAGCTCAGCTGAGGATGATTTCGACGACGAATTTGCCAGCGACGATGAAGACTACATGAACTAAACGGATACAGGGGATGCCGCAAGGGTCCCCTTTTCTTAACCGATAAAAACGCAAAAACCTTGGAAACGGAGGAATCGGTATGCAAATTAACGATATGGTAAAAGCCGCTCATGACAATGCGGTCAGTAAAGGCTGGTGGGAAGAAGATCGCAGTTTCGTGGAGACCATCGCTCTGATTCACTCCGAGGCATCGGAGGCTCTGGAGGATTTCCGAAACGGGTATCAACCGGCAAAAATGTTATATACGAGACCGGACAGTACGGGATCTGTACTCACTTTAGACTATCAAGCAGACGAGAATTGGAAGCCCTGCGGCATACCGTCCGAGTTGGCTGATATTGTCATCCGCGTGTTTGATGCCTGCGGTCGTTACGGCATCGATCTGGAACAGGCGATCACAGAGAAGATGGCCTTCAATGCTACGTGGCCGCAACGGCATGGTGGGAAAGTGCTATGACTGTTCTCCAAATTGACATCGAAACTTTTTCCAGCGTGGACATCACCAAATGTGGTGTTTACCCCTATGTCGAGGCGTCTGACTTTGAAGTTCTGCTGTTCGGCTACGCTTTTGACGATGAGCCGGTTCAGGTAATTGACCTGGTTGATTTTGAGGATATTCCGCAGCGCGTCCTGGATGCACTCTGGAATCCTGACGTGATCAAGACGGCATATAACGCTAATTTCGAACGAACGGCGCTGGCCCGACACTTCGAAAAGCCGATGCTGGCAGAACAATGGCGCTGCACATCTGTTTTGGCACTTACGATGGGTCTGCCTGGCACACTGGATCAGGTTGCTAAGGTGCTGAAGCTGGAGCAACAGAAGGACTCTTGGGGGAAAGCACTCATCAAATATTTCAGCGTTCCGTGCAAGCCGACAAAGACGAATGGACAACGGACGCGGAATTTCCCACATCATGATCCTGACAAATGGGCAGGGTTTAAGTCCTACTGCGGGCAGGACGTCGAGACTGAACGTGATGTGCGCAAGAAGCTCCTCAAATATGAACCTTCAGAATTTGAACACCGCCTATGGGTTCTCGATCAAAAAATTAACGATAGCGGAATCCGAATTGATCCTCTGCTGGTTGAGCGGGCTATTGAATGCGACGCCGACTTCCAGCGACGCCGGACGGAAGAGGCGCGGGAGCTGACGGGATTGGAGAATCCGAACAGTGTAACGCAGCTGAAGACCTGGCTGGAAGAGCAGGAGGGAATAACCGTTGAGGGGTTGACCAAAGATACGGTTCCCGTACTTTTGGAGCAGGTAAAAGGAGAGAACAGCCGGCGCATGCTGGAGCTGCGGCAAGAAATGTCCAAAACCTCCGTCAAAAAATACGAGGCCATGTCCCGGGCACTTTGCCAGGATAATCGGGTGCGGGGACTGCTCCAGTTCTACGGGGCGAACCGGACCGGACGCTGGGCGGGGCGGCTGGTCCAGGTACATAACTTGCCACAGAACAAGCTGAAGGATCTGGAGCTTGCCCGGGATCTTCTCTTAGCCGGTGAGTATGAACTGCTGGAATTGTTGTTCGATAGTGTGCCCGGTGTTCTGTCTCAGCTCATCCGGACAGCGTTCATTCCGCTGGATGGTAATCGATTCATTGTTTCCGACTTCTCGGCCATTGAGGCCCGGGTAATTGCTTGGCTGGCGGGAGAGCAGTGGCGGATTGATGTGTTTAACTCCCACGGCAAGATATATGAAGCCTCTGCTGCGCAGATGTTCCACCTGCCCATTGATGAGATTACGAAGGATCTACGCGGGAAGGGTAAGATCGCGGAATTGGCTTTAGGGTATGGCGGCAGCGTGGGTGCTTTGGAAGTGATGGGCGCTCTGAAAATGGGATTGTCAATTGAAGAACTGCTGCCGCTGGTGAAGTCCTGGCGAGCAGCTAATCCGAAGATTACAAAGCTCTGGTGGGATGTGGACGCTGCGGCAATGGCTGCTGTGCAGGACCGGAAGCGGGTAAAACTGCAATTCGGAATCTCCTTCCTCTATGAGTCCGGTTATCTCTTCCTTCAGCTTCCTTCGGGGCGCCGACTATCCTACGCCAATCCGCAGATCAAAGAAGGAAAATTCGGCAAGCCCGCGCTGACCTACGATGGAGTGGATCAGACGAAGAAGACCTGGGGCCGTATCGACACATATGGACCGAAGCTGGTGGAGAATATCGTCCAAGCCATCGCCCGGGATTGCCTGGCGGAGAGCATGCTTCAACTGGACGCGAGAGGATATCAGCTCCGTATGCACGTTCATGATGAGGTCATTATTGATGAGCCTGAGGAACAGGACTCACTGGAAGAAATCGCCGATATCATGGGCAAGCCTATTCCTTGGGCGCCAGGATTGCCCCTGCGGGCAGATGGCTTCGAAACAACCTTCTATAGAAAAGATTAAGGAGCGATTATTCATGGATCATAAAAAAGTGCTTAAGCAAACGCTGTATAACTTTGTGGAAAAAAAAGTTAAATTTCAAAAGGAAGAAGCGCGGAAGGAAATTGAAGCCTTAATTAGTGCAACCATTAACCCTATTTTGAATGAATGGATTCAGGTTAAACAGATCGAAACGGATGCAAGCAATTTAGCGGATCGGTTGACAGAACTGTCAGAGCTTTACCCTTGCGCGATTTCATGGGATGTCAAGAATGTAATTCGATCTTTAAACCGGACGATTTTCCCTCTTGGTACCGACATGCGGAATCGCATCTTGGATGACATTTGTGACTATGTGCACCATCCTACTCGGTCCGAGGTCAATCTTAATAATGAAGCCTTGGAAAATGCAACTCGTCAGCTCCAAAAGGACGTTCAGCCCCTTTCTAAAAAGCTCGCAGATTTATCAACTCTGGAAAATGAGCTGAACCGCGTTATTGGTGCAGAAGCTAATGGGGCGAGAGCTTACAAAGCTCTTGTAGCGCTCGGGGTGGACTTGTCGGAGGTTGAGGACGTATCTCCCAATTTACCGGCTATTGTAAAACTGTCGGTTGACCCTGCAATGCTTGCTCAGGCATAAGCCTATGAAGGAAGACCCTTATTTTCAAGACATACCATGGGACATTATTACAGATGACAGCGGCAAGGTGCTTGGAGAGGTCTTCATGACTCTCCCGGCAGCTCCACCAAGGAGGCGAAAAGGAAAATGCCTTATGAGTTCTACATTACACCCGAAGAATACGAACGGGCTGAAGCGAACGGAGTAAGCCGAATGCGTCTTGAATACCGTATCCGCTCGTGGGCTTGGGAAAAAGAACGTGCGATCACAACGCCGCCGCGTCCAATGCAAGACCGGTCCGAGTGGCGAAAGGTAGCCGAAGCCAACGACATTCCTCGTAAATTGTTCTATCAGCGCATTTTGAAATACGGATGGAGTGAGGAGCGGGCGGCCACTCAGCCGATTGCTACGGATGTAGATCGTGCAAGGCATGGCCGTTTGGGTATGGAGGCTGCTAGGGTTCATCCGGCTGAATACATCGATTTGGCCCGGAAGAACGGTGTACCATACAAGCGCTTCGCTTGGCGGGTGCGTCACGGATGGAGCTATGAGCGGGCAGCTACAGAGGGAAAGGTTCCGCCGCAGGAGGCAGGCCGGAGAGGAAAGCAGAGAACACAAGAGCTTCATGGCGACATTGGAGCACCTATCTTTCAGAAAAGAGGTTGACGGATGGAGTACGAATCATTCATTCAAAGCAAGAAAGTCATTGCGCTGCCGTCCGGTTTTGATATTGACCGTAACAGTCTGAATTCTGGTCTGTTCAACTTTCAGAAGGATATTGTCCGCTGGGCACTAAAGCGCGGTCGGGCAGCGATCTTCGCTGGAACAGGGCTAGGAAAGAGCCGGATGCAGGTTGAATGGGCACAGAAGGTTCATGAGCTGTCAGGCGGTGATGTGCTGCTGTTGGCTCCGCTGGCTGTGGCAGCCCAGACTATTCGAGAAGGCGCAGAGATCGGAATCACCATTCATTTCTGCCGGAGCCAAGATGACGTTCAGCCCGGGCTTAATATCACCAATTATGAAATGCTCCATAACTTCGAGCCTATTCTGTTCTCCGGCGTTGTGTTGGACGAGTCCTCCATTCTTAAATCATTTGCTGGCAAGGTCCGGACAGAGCTGATTGAGTCTTTCGCTTACACTCCCTACCGACTCGCTTGTACGGCGACTCCTGCGCCCAATGATTATATGGAGCTTGGCAATCATGCCGAATTCCTGGGCGTCATGAGCCGTTCCGAGATGCTGTCCATGTACTTCGTCCATGACGGCGGGGACACGGCAAAATGGCGGCTGAAAGGTCATGCAGAGGATGTTTTCTGGGAATGGGTATCTTCCTGGGGTATCGTTCTCGAAAAGCCGTCTGATCTCGGTTATGAGGACGGAGCTTATATTCTACCACCGCTTACGGTCGAGGATCTAGTGATTGAAGTCGATGGAGAACCGGCGAAGACGCTCTCTCAGCGGCAGAAGGCGCGACGCGAGACGGTGGAACAGCGTGTATCGGCCTGCGCAGAGATCGTCAACGCAACCGATGAGCCCTTTTTGGTCTGGTGTGACTTGAACATCGAGTCGGAGCTGCTGACAGCGGCAATCCCAGGAGCGGTGGAGGTTAAAGGATCAGACAAGCCTGGCCATAAAGAACGGGCGCTTCTTGACTTCGCAGAAGGTAAGATTCGCGTTCTAGTGACCAAGCCCAGTATTGCCGGGTTCGGAATGAACTGGCAGCATTGCGCGGACATGGCCTTCGTAGGATTGTCAGACAGCTTTGAACAGGTCTTCCAGGCGATCCGGCGTTGCTACCGCTTTGGACAGACGCGCCCTGTCACTGCCCGAATGATCACGACGAGCCGAGAAGGCGCCACGGCAGAGAATATCAAGCGCAAGGAGGCTGACTTCCGCCGGATGGTCGCCGAGATGGTTCAATATACACAGAAAATTACATCTGAGAATGTCCGGTCTACTGAGCGACAGGTTACGGCCTATGTTGCAAAGCGGGCTATGACAATCCCGAAATGGTTAAGAGGTGAGCAGTATGCAGGTTAATACATTAAACGAGACCGTGACCGACGACTTCGCTTTATATCACGGTGATTGTGTGGAGGTCACGCGCGGCATCCCCGATAACAGCATTCATTATTCTATTTTCAGTCCGCCGTTCTCTTCGCTCTACACCTACTCTAACAGTGAACGGGATATGGGCAACAGCGCCAGCGATGAGGAGTTTTATACACACTTCTGTTTTCTAGTTAAGGAATTGTTCCGTATCACGATGCCGGGACGATTGGTCAGCTTCCACTGCATGGATGTACCGGCCATGAAGTCCAGAGACGGGTTCATCGGAATCAAGGACTTCCCGGCACAGATCCGGCAGTTGTTCGAAGATGAGGGTTTTATCTATCACTCGAAGGTGACCATTTGGAAAGATCCGCTGGTCGAGGCGACCCGTACCAAGGCGCTCGGACTGCTACACAAGCAGCTCATGAAGGACTCGAATCTTAGTCGGCAAGGCCTGCCGGATTACGTGTTCACTATGCGAAAGCCTGGAGATAACCAGGAGCCTATCACTCACCCGGAGGGCCTGACTGAGTTTTATGGTGAAGATGAGCCGGCTGGAGAGGTCTATTCGCATCAAGTGTGGCGTCGATATGCAAGCCCTGTTTGGATGGATATCCGGCAAAGTAACACGCTTCAATATCGATCATCCCGGGAGGAAAAGGACGAGAAACATATTTGCCCGCTGCAGCTCGATGTGATTGCACGGTGCGTGGAGCTATGGAGCAATCCAGGCGACGTCATCTTCTCGCCTTTTGCTGGCATCGGCAGCGAAGGCTATCAGGCGATCAAAATGGGCCGGCGCTTCGTTGGCGTTGAGCTTAAGGAAAGTTACTACCGGTCAGCAGCTATGAATCTGGAAACCGCGGCACAAGAAGCATTTGACGACATGCTGCTTTAGGAAGGGCGACCGCCATGTTAGATATATCGTTTGGAAAAAATCGATCAGACACCAACTGGAAACCTGAATACCTATCTTGGGAAGAGTTCACTGAAAAGCTCAAAAAGGTGCGGCGGACCGGGGAGACGATGGCCGAGTATGATCGAATGACCAATGCCGAGAAAGGGAAGATCAAAGACGGCAAGGCTTTCGTCGGCGGGCTGGTTAAAAGCGGGCGCCGCAAGAAGGAGAACGTGGAGTCCCGCTGGCTTCTAACGCTAGATGCAGATAATGCGGACGACGACTTCTTGTTTAACGTAGAGCTGGCTTTCGGAGCGTCGGCATACGCCGTCTATTCCACGCACAGCAGCCGCCCGGATAACCGCAAATATCGGGTTGTCTCTCCTATGGATCGTGCCATGTCGCCGGACGAACATGCTGCCGTAAGCCGGCGTAGGGCGGACGAGATCGGGCTGCATTACTTTGACCGTACGACATTTGACGTTCACCGCTTGATGTATCTGCCCAGCTGCAGCCGGGATGCGGAGCCAGAGCTGCATATCGCGGATGGTCCGCCGACAACGGTGGACGAGTTATTAAGCGAGTATGAGGACTGGCGAGATCCGGCGCAATGGCCACGTCATCCGGATGACGTGAAGCATCTGGAGGCATTGCGGAATAAACTCGGAGATCCGACGGAAAAGCCGGGTGTCATCGGCGCATTCTGTCAGGTGTACAGTATGATCCAAGGACTGGAGAAATTCCTATCTGAAACTTATGAGCCGACTACCCATGAGGACCGATACACTTTTACAGGCGGTACGTCCGTCGGCGGGATGCGGGTATACGATGATTGGTGGGCGTATTCCGAACACCAAAGCGATCCGGCGAACGACGGCCATTGCCATAATATTTTTGATCTTATCCGCATTCATAAATTCGGTGATCTGGACGACGAGGTCAAACCCAATACACCGGGGACTAAACGGCCAAGTCATCAGGCCATGCTCGATTTTGCAGCCAATGATCCGGCCGTAAAAAAAGTGCGGCTAACGCAGGACTTCGGCGATTTTGAAGACGACGATCCGGATTGGATGGCTCAATTGGATGTTCACTCCAAGACCGGGAAGCCTCTCTCTACAGCCAAGAATGCAGAGCTTATTTTACGAAATGGCGTTTTTCAGGGTGTTCTGGCGTATGATGCGTTCGGTAATACAGAAGTGATCCGAAAAGCGTTGCCTTGGCGAGAAAGGGAACGGCCGCAGCGGGAATATGAGCCTTGGCTGGGGGCAGATGATAAGCGAATGCTGCACTATTTTGGAAAAATGTACGATTTCAAATCTGCGACAACGATTCAGAATGCTTTTACGGAAGTCGTTCATACCAATACGTTTCACCCTATCAAGGAGTATCTGGAAACGCAGCACTGGGACGGGGTTAAACGACTCGACCGCGTTTTTGTGACCTACCTGGGGGCGCCGGATGACCATTACACGCGTTCTGTAACGCGCAAGATGATGGTGGCTTCCGTCAAGCGGCTGTATGAACCTGGATGCAAATTCGACAATATGCTGGTGCTAGTCGGTCCACAAGGCGCGGGAAAGAGTAGTCTGCTGGCTAAGCTGGGGCGGAAATGGTTCTCTGACTCTTTGCGTACGTTTGAGAATAAAGAGGCTGGAGAACACCTTCAAGGGGCCTGGATATTCGAGATTGGCGAACTGTCAGCCATGAAGAAGGCGGAGGTTGAAGAGATCAAGGCGTTTCTGTCGAAGACGGATGACCGGTACCGGGTGGCGTATGATCGACAGGTATCCGAATTTCCACGTAAATGCGTCTTTTTCGGGACCACTAATAATCATAATTTTCTTCAGGACCCGACGGGGAACCGCCGTTTTTGGCCGGTTAATTGTGACCCGAGTATGCGGCAGGAGAGCCACTGGGACCATCTCACAGATGAGCTGGTAGGGTTAATCTGGGCGGAGGCACTACACCTATATAGGGGCGGGGAAGCCTTGGAGCTGGATAAGGAAGCCGCTGACGAAGCGGAGCGGATACAAGGCTTGCATCTGGAGGAGGACCCACGCGAAGGTCTGATAATGAAGTTCCTGGATACACCGCTACCAGAAGACTGGGAAAGCTTAAATACTTGGCAGCGCCGCGAGTATCTGGATGATCCGGACGGAAGCGTTCCGCGTACCCGTGTCTGCGCTGCGGAGATTTGGGCAGAAGCCTTGGGGCAGGACCCTGCCAAGTTTGGCCGATGGGAAGCTAGGGGGATTTATGACATCCTACGAAAGCTTCCGAATTGGTATGAAAGGGAGAAAGGCAGGGTTAATTTTAAGCTTTATGGTAAGCAGACTGCATTTGAAAATAGAGGACAAGAAGGCAGGACATTACCTGAAAAATGAGGACATTAAGGACAAGAAGAGATTTCCAGAAGGACAACAATGGACATTACATGACATTAAAAAAATGGTTTGTTGTCCTACCTGAAACCCTTGCGGCAGTAAGGAAAAATTAACTTTAGGACAACAAGGACATTAAAAACCTTCTATATAAGATAATTAGTATATTAACCCTATATATAGGAGGAAATATAACTTAAACGCGTTTTTGAACGCATACGCGCGTAATAATGTTCTTGTTGTCCAAAGGAGTGATCATAATTTGCGAGAGTCAAAATTGGAACGAGACTTGGTCAAAGCTATTCGTGAGCGTGGCGGAAAGTGCTGGAAGTGGGTGTCACCGGGAACGGCAGGCGTGCCGGACCGATTGTGCTTCTTGCCTGGCGGAAGACTGGTAATTGTCGAGATGAAAGCTCCAGGCGAGCAGCCACGACCGCTGCAACTCAAACGGCATAGAGAGCTTCAAGATTTGGGATTTGAGGTTCGGGTGATTGATTCGGAGGCGGGCATCCATGAAATTTAAACCTCACGGCTATCAGCAGTATGCCATACAGCATGTTATCGACGTCCCTGGGTCAGCGTTGTTTCTTGAAATGGGTCTCGGCAAAACAGTAATCACGTTGACGGCGCTGGAGGCTTTGAAGAATGACTATTTTGACGCTGACAAGATTCTGGTGATTGCCCCTTTACGGGTGGCCGATGACACATGGGCCCGGGAGTCGAAGAAGTGGGATCACCTGAAGCATTTACGGATCAGCAAGATTCTGGGAACCGCAAACCAGCGAAAAAAAGCCCTGACTACTGATGCTGACATATACGTGATCAATCGGGAGAATGTCCCATGGCTAGTAGCACAGACGGGAAGCAAATGGCCTTTTGATACGGTGGTGATTGATGAGCTCTCTAGCTTCAAAAACGGACAGTCGCAGCGTTTCCGGGCTCTCCGGCGGGTCCGCCCATTGATCAACCGGATTGTCGGGTTAACCGGGACGCCAGCTCCTAACGGATTGCAGGACCTGTGGGCGCAAATGTACCTGATCGACCAAGGAGAGCGTTTGGGTAAGACGGTTACCGGGTTCCGCGACCGATATTTGACCGCAGGGCAGCGGGATAAAGCCAATCCGCATGTTGTATACGACTGGAAGGCAAAGCCGGAAGCAGAGGATAACGTGTACTCCAAAATTTCGGATATCGCGGTGAGCATGAAGGCAGAGGATTGGCTGGACATGCCAGACCGGATTGACCGCACGGTTCCCGTGAAGTTGAACGATAAAGCCCGGGAGCAGTACAAGCAGCTAGAACGCGATCTGCTGCTGCCTTTCATGGATGCGGATGTTGTTGCGAATACGGCTGCCGTTCTGAGTAATAAACTTTTGCAGATGGCGAATGGAGCGGTATACGACGAGATCAAAGGCGTTCGTGAGATTCACGAATCCAAGCTAGATGCCTTAGAGGACGTGATCGAGGCAGCAAACGGGCATCCGGTTCTTGTATTCTACGCCTACAAGCATGATCTGGAACGTATCCAGAAACGTTTCCCGCAGGCTCACAGTCTTGGTAAAGGAGCTGAGGGCGTGAAGGATATCGAGAACTGGAATGCCGGGAAAATACGGCTTCTGGCGGCTCATCCGGCTTCTGCTGGACACGGGCTTAACCTTCAGGACGGGGGGAACATCATCGTCTGGTACGGGCTGACATGGAGCCTTGAACTTTACCAGCAGGCTAACGCCCGGCTGCACCGCCAGGGACAGCAGCGCAGTGTGATCATTCACCATCTGGTGACCGAGGGCACGATGGACGAGGATGTCATGGCAGCGCTGAAGGGAAAGGCAGTAGGACAGGACGCCTTGATGGTCGCAGTCAAGGCTCGAATAGAAAGGGTGAAATTATGAACGATCCAGTGAATCATCCGCAGCATTACACTGCGGGGAACATAGAGTGCATCGATGGTATCGAATCGGCGATTGAGGGGTTGCCGCCAGATGAAGCGTATTGCATAGGCACAGCGATTAAATATCTTTGGCGCTGGAAGCGTAAAGGTGGCGTCGAGGACTTACGTAAAGCTCAATGGTTTATAAATCGTGTAATTGCGAAGGAGGACAATCATGAGCAGCGTGACGTGGATTGAAGATCTGATCAGGCAATATGCTTCCGAGACGCATGTCCTGGAACGCTACCGCGATTCGCTGGACGTGGCCGATCCGGCAGCGGCAGAGGAGGCTGACGTTGTCTCTGGCATGCTGGCCGATATGCGATACGCCTTGTCTTGGATGAAACGGGGACGTCGCCCAGGGAGCCGTCGAGGGGCCGAGCGGACTGACGTGTATCGGCAGCGCGAGTTGTTCATAAAGCTATCCGGCACGAAGATGGGCAACGCCGAGCGCCTACAGATGGTTGAGGCACTTCTTGCATTGAGCGACCGGGAGCGAACATGTTTTCTGCTTCACATGGCGCAGGGCTTGACTTTGCAGGAGATTTCACATAAGCTTGGGATATCAAGAGCTTCGGTTCAGGACTATGTGAACCGGGCAAAATGCAAGATTAAGCAAGATTTTTAGCAGGCTTGCCCTACGTATTGCCCTACAACGAGCCATACAACATGCAGTGCTATAAGTCTGTCTATATACAAGAGTCGCTTTCGAGCGGCTCTTTTTTGCGTTCAAAATCAAATTCCAAGGAGACGATCCAGATGGCACATATGGCAAATCCGCAAATCGAGAACAATTTCAGTTACCATGCCCCGAAGGAAGGCCAGCCGGAAAAGTACGAAACGATCCGCAGTAAGGCGAAGGAACTGGCGTATTTGATCGATCAGGAGTGTCCGAAGAGCCGCGAGGCCTCAGTGGCCATGACAAAGCTGGAAGAGGCTGTGTTCTGGGCTAATGCTTCTGTAGCGAGGAATTAGAAAATCAAAGAATCCGGAGCTTTCACGGCTCCCATGCAAAACAACTTAACCCGCGGGGGTGGTGAACGTGTAAATGACTGAAACATCCAAGCTCGCCGAGCAGGATTACCAGGCCGGCATGAAATATAAGGCGATTGCTGAAAAATACGGCGTTTCCCTCAATACGGTCAAGAGCTGGAAGCAGCGTCACGGTTGGGATCGAAAAAAGGGCGCACACAAACCGAAAGGGGCGCACACCAATAAAGGCGGTGCGCCTCCGGGCAACCGGAATGCAGTCGGCAATAATGGCGGAGCCCCGAAGCGTAATAAGAATGCCGAGAAGCACGGCCTGTTCAGCAAGTATCTTCCGGCGGAATCGTTGGAGATCATGGAGCAGCTGCAGACCAAGTCGCCGATCGACATTGTTTGGGACAACATCATGTTCCAGTACGCGGCGATTATTCGGGCGCAGCAGATCATGTACGTCCATGATCGGGATGACAAGACCATTGAGCGTATCGAGTATAAGGACGGGAATGTTATCGGTGAGAAATGGGAAGTGCAGCAGGCCTGGGACAAGCAGGCGACCTTCCTCCAGGCACAGAGCCGCGCTATGGGCACACTGGAAAGTCTCATCCGTCGTTATGATGAGCTGTTGAAGTCCGATCTGGCCACGGAGGAGCAGCGGGCCCGCATTGAGCTGATTCGCTCCAAGATTCCGAATCAGGGCGGCACGGATCCTAATGAGCAGATCACCGCACTTGCCGATTTGATAAACAAGCCGGTTCCGGAACGGGTGATTGACGATGATTGAGTATGCGCCGCTAACGGGCAAGCAGGCTGACTACATCCGCCGCTGCACAGATTCTTGGCTGAACGTCGCAGAGGGCGGCAAGCGGGCAGGCAAGAACATTATCAACCTAATCGCCTATGCGATGATCTTGGAGGTTCACCCGGACAAGTTGCACCTGGTTGCTGGCGTTTCCCTAGCAGCCGCCAAGATGAACGTCATTGACTCCAACGGATACGGCCTACAATGGCTGTTTGCGGGCCGATGCCGTGAGGGAGAATACAAGAACCGGGACGCGCTGTTCATCCAGACCAAGACCGGCGAGAAGATCGTCATCATTGCCGGCGGCGGGAAGGCGAACGACGCGGCTCGGATCAAGGGTAACTCATACGGTACGGTATATATCACCGAGGTGAACGAGTGTCATCAATCCTTCGTACAGGAGGTATTCGACCGGACACTGGCAAGCTCGAAGCGGCAGCTGTTCTTCGACTTGAACCCGAAGCCGCCGGCGCACTGGTTCTATCGGGACGTGTTGGATTACCAGGACCTGCTGAAAGAGCGCGGGGAGAACCCGGGTTACAATTACGAGCACTTCACGCTGTTTGACAATATGAGCATTCCAGATGATCGGCTCAAGACCGTACTGGCCACGTACGACAAGACGAGCCTCTGGTACATGGCCGACATCAAGGGTAAGCGGACAGCGGCGACAGGGCGGATATATACCGGCTATACGGTCAAGGACGTGCTGATCAGCCGGAAGGACATTGAGGACGAGAAGTTCATTGAGTTCTCGGTTGGCATAGACGTCGGCGGCACGGACGCCACGGTGGCCACGCTGACGGGCTTCACGGTCCGCTACGGTAAAGTCATGCTGCTGGACGGCTATTATCATAAGCAAGGCAAGGAGACCGGATACACGCATGACCGGTATGCCAAGGAGATTGTCGATAAGATCGAGGAGTGGTCCAAAACGTACCGCTCCTTTTTGCTGTCCGCTCGCATCTTCGCCGAGTCAGCTGATAAGTTGTTCCGCCAGGCGCTGGCCAACGAGCTGAAGCGCCGCGGCTTCAACATCACGGTCACGCCGTCTTACAAGAAGGAAGGCATCATCGACCGGATACGGCTGACGAACATCCTGATCAACCAGGGCCGCTACAAGGTTATGGGCCATCTAAAGCCCTGGATCGAGGCGCTGGAGAATGCGACCTGGGACGAGGAGGAACGGCAGAAAGGTGAGTGGGCGCGGACCGATGACGGCAGCTACCCGGTAGACTGCCTGGACAGCTCCGAATATGCGGTGCAGCCGTTCAAGCCGAGACTGGAGGTGTAGAAAGTGGGGTGGTTCAAGAATATGGTTATAAAAATGCTGAGGATCACGCCGGCGCCGGTCAGCCAGGTCATCACGATCCAAGAGCCGTACAGCTACCAGGCGAACGTGCTGCGTAACCGGCTATGGTATCGCGGCGATCCGTCGGAGCTGGACCAGTTTTACAAGCAGACCAAATACGATGCCGTGAGCCGCTCCCGCTTCTGGGCGGCCGTTCCGACAGCGGGCCTCGGCATTCGGAAGATCCATTCTGGGTTGCCGGCCATGGTCGCGGACCGTCTGGCGGATATCGTTATTGCGGATATGGACAACATCTCGCTGAAGATGCAGAACGAGACGGACCTGTGGGAGGAGATCAGCGAGGACAACGACTTCCCGGAGCTTCTGGGCGGTTCCATCACGGAGACGCTGACGACCGGAGACGGGGCGTTTAAGGTAACAGTGGACCCGCTGGTGAGCGAATATCCGCTGATTGAGTTTTATAGCGGTGACCAGGTCGAATACAAGCGGATGCGGGGCCGACTTCAGGAAGTCCTTTTCTTTACGGATTACACCGTGAACAGCAAGGATTATCGGCTGGTGGAGACGTTCGGGCGAGGCTATATCCGCAATAAACTGCTGGACGCCTATGGCAAAGAGGTGCCGCTGTCTCTGGTGCCGGAGATTGCGGATCTTCAGGACGTGGAGTATGACGGCGACTTTCTGATGGCCGTTCCGCTGATGATCTTTAAGAGTAGCAAATGGCCCGGGCGCGGCAAGTCCATATTCGACAGCAAGGCAGATTCCTTCGACGCCCTAGACGAGGTTATCAGCCAGTGGGTGGATGCAATCCGAGCAGGAAGGGTTCAGAAGTACATTCCGGAGGATCTGATTCCGAAGAATCCGGAGACTGGAGAGCTGACAAGGCCCAATCCGTTTGATAATCAGTTTATCCAGATGGGTAGCAGCCTGGCCGAGGATGCGAAGGGTCAAATCGACATGGTACAGCCGCAGATAGCCTACGAGGCGTTTGTGGCCAGCTACAGTAGCACTTTGGATATGTGCCTTCAAGGCATCGTGTCACCCAGCACATTGGGAATCGATCTCAAAAAGACCGATAATGCCGAAGCGCAGCGCGAGAAGGAGAAGGCCACACTGTACACTCGCAGCAAGATCGTAGATCGGTTGAATGAGGTCATTCCGGAGTTAGTAGACACAGTTATGAAGGTCTATGACACGCTCCAAGGACGAAGACCCGCCGAGTACGAGGCTAGTGTGACCTTCGGGGAGTACGCCAGCCCATCTTTTGATGCCGTGGTGGAGACTGTCGGCAAGGCTCGAACCTTTGGTGTTATGTCCATTGAGCGTGCCGTGGAGGAGCTCTACGGTGATACCTGGACCGCGGAGGAAAAGGCGGAAGAGGTAGCGAGGCTGAAGGAGGAGCAGGTAGGGCCGACTATTGATGATCCTGAACTGCGACGGGACGCTGATCCGAACGAAGATGGTGCCGAATGAGGAAAAAATATGACATCCGCCGCATCTTTGCGCAGATGGAAATCGACCTGATAGCTTCCATGAAGCGTAACCTGACCAGGCATGAGAATGAGCAGAAGAAAGAGGGCTTTGAGTGGCCACAATGGCAGCAGAAGAAGCTGGAAGACTTGGCCAGGTATAAGAAAGAGGCCCGGAAGATCGTTCGTAAGGCTGAACCAGTGATCGAAGAGGCGGTAGAACAGGAAGTTAAAGGCGGATTTCTTGCGGGAATCAAGAATTTTGGCAAACGGCTGCTGGGCAAACTGATTCCGCGCATGCTGGACATAGACGGTATATCTGATGATAATTTCTTCCGACTCAACGAAGGCCGTGTAAATGCTCTAGTGAGTGCGGCTCAGGGTGAGCTGAGAGCTGCCAACGCTGCTGTACTTCGGCAGGCAGACGATGTGTTCCGGCAGACGATTTTCAAGTCTCAGCTCTACTTGAACAGCGGTGCAAGTTCACTTGGCCAAGCGATTGACATGGCTACGGGAGAGTTCCTGGATAAGGGATTCGATTCCATCCAGTTTGCCGGCGGCCGCCGAATGAACATTGCTTCTTATGCTGAAATGGCGCTGCGTACATCCTCACAGCGGGCTGTGTTCGAAGGAGAAGGAGCTAAACGCCGGGCAACTGGCATCCATACCGTTGTCATATCGGCACACAATAACTGCTCTGAGCTGTGTCTTCCCTGGCAAGGCAAGGTATACATTGATGATGTGTATAGTGGCGGCGTAGCCGGCGAAGGCCCCTATCCTCTGCTCAGTTCTGCAATGCGCGCAGGTTTGTTCCATCCAAACTGCCGGCACAACATGAGCACTTTCGTTCCTGGTCAGAGCCGTTTACCACAGCCGGTGGACGACGACGAGGCCTTGGCCAACTTCAAGGATGAACAGAAGCAGAGGTACATGGAGCGGCAGATCCGCAGGTATAAACGCCGCGCAGCGGGTAATGTGGATCCGATCAATCAGGCAAAGGCAGAGGCCAAGGTCAAAGAGTGGCAGAAGCGGCTTCGTGAGCACGTCAAGACCCATGAGAATCTGCGGCGAGATTACAGCCGTGAGAAAGTACAGATACCACCTAAATAACCTGGGCCCCTGCTGAGACTGCTGGGGCCTATTGCTCATGGGCTGGAGCATAACAGCCCCACTCCCAGAGCTGGAGAGCAGCTATATAAATCTATGGAGGATGATGATAAATGGAATGGTTGAAAGAGTTGTTGAAGAAAGCCGGATTTGATGAGTCCAAGATTGACGCGCTGGTGGGGGATGTGGGCAAAGAGCTGCCGAAGCACTTTGTGCCGAAGAGTCAGTATAACGATCTGACCGAAACCAAGAAGAAGCTGGAGAAGGATATCACGGATCGGGATGCGCAACTGGACACACTCAGCAAGGCTGCCGGTGCTTCCGAGGAATTGAAGAAGCAAATTGAGACGCTTCAGGGCGAGAACAAGACTGCCAAGGAACAATACGAGGCGAGCCTGAAGGACATGACGCTGACCAACGCTATTAAGGCTGCACTGAATGGCAAAGTCCACAATGAGGCGATAGTCACTGGACTGATCGACAAGACAAAGCTGGTTGTCGATGGGGATAAGGTTGTCGGTCTGGATGAGCAGCTTACTGGACTCAAGACATCTGACGCTTACCTGTTCAAACCAGAAGGTGGAGGGAATGGCGGTCAAGGCGGTTTCCGTGTTGGCGGAGGCGGCGGTGGCGGGCAAGGGACAGCAACAAATGAACAATTAGCAAGTATTTTCGGTAATACACCTCAAAAATAAGGAGAGATGATTCATGCCTTACAATTACGTAGACAGTTTCCTCACGGAACTGCAGCAAAAATATTTTCGGGAGCTTACATCTTCTGGACTGACTACCCAAAACGCCATTTTTATCGGCACAAAAACGATAAAAATTCCGCGCCTGGATGTTGGTGGCTATAAGGATCACAGCCGCGCAGGTGGATGGAATCGCCAGGCAATCAGCAACGACTTTGAAACCAAGGTGCTGACTTTTGACCGTGACGTAGAATTTTATGTTGATGCTATGGATGTGGACGAAACCAACCAGATTGTTTCGGCCGCCAATACCACCAACGTATTTGAGACAGAGCAGGCGATTCCGGAGCTCGATAAATATCGGTATAGCAAAATCTATTCCGATTATGTGGCGCTTGGTAAAGTTCCGAACACTACTGCGCTTACCATTGCCAATGCCCTGCAAATCTTTGACCAACTCATGCAGAATATGGATGAAGCTGAGATCCCTCAGGATGGTCGTATCTTGTATGTAACTCCTACGGTGCATACGCTGCTCAAACAGGCTGAGAATATGCAGCGCTATATTTCAGTTACAGCCAATAACGGCGAGATTAACCGCTCCGTCCGCAGCTTGGATGATGTTACCCTGGTCAAAGTGCCTTCTAGTCGTATGAAGACTGTTTTCGACTTCACAAATGGCGCGGTTCCAGGCGTAGGCGCGAAACAGATCAACATGATTCTGATTCATCCGCACTGCGTGCTGGCTCCGATCAAACACAGCGCAATTTATCTGTGGGAGCCAGGCAGCCACACCGGTGGAGACGGATATTTGTATCAAAACCGTCGATATACTGACTTGTTTGTGATTGAGCGCAAGGCGGATGCTATTCAGCTCAGCGTACAAGCCTAATATAAATGGCCATTGGCCAAATGAGAGGAGACCGACTATATGTTATTTGCAGTAAAAGGTAACAAACAATTGCGCATCGATGACGCGGAGCGTGATACGTACTTGAAGATGGGGTATGACATTGCTGAGCAAGAAGGTGACGATCTGAAGGTCGTGGATAACGCTCCGAGTAAGACGGTATCCTTCACCGAATATCAAAAGCTTGCCCAGGAGAATGCTGATCTGAAGAAGCAGATCGCGGCTTCCGGATCCGGTACTCCGGAGGCTTTGGCAGGGCTGCAGGACCAACTTGCCGATGCTCAGAAAGAGATTGAGACGCTGAAGGTTCAACTGGCCGACGCCAAGAAACCAGCTAAAGCTGACAAGTAGGTGATCCTATGTCGTATGCCACAGTAGCGGAATACCTCCAGTACGGAGCAGGGGGCATTCCAGAGGATAATCTGCCGGCGCTGCTCGAGCGGGCCAGCGATCAGATTGATCTGCTAACCTATAACCGGATTGCAGCGCACGGCATCACCAGACTTACACCATTTCAGAGGGACCGGGTAATTAAAGCAGTCTGCCAACAGGCGGACTTCCTTTTTACTTACGGGGACTACATCAACAGCCCGTTGACAGGCTATTCAGCAGGCAGTGTGTCGGTATCATTTAAGGCCGTTGCCGGTGCTGGCGGCATACAGACTACGGAGAGTGTTTCCAGTCTTCTGGCGCTTACAGGTCTGACGACAAGGAGGCTGATCTGATGTTTGGTAAACTGCCTTTCCCGAAGTGGATTTTAAACACGCCCATACAGGTTTTAAGAACGCAAACCAGCGAAGACGGTGAGCCCGTGGAAGAGTTAATCTTCTCCGGGCTTTGTTCTTATGAAGAGAAGATGAGGCAGAAGCTGGACAAGGAGAGGCGCCTGGTGACGCTATCCGGTAAGGTGATTATCCAGGGGGATATCCTTCCTGGACAGCTGATCGAGGGCCTTGTGCGAATTGGTGGGGCCGAGCGTTCTATATTCAGCGCTTCACGGCCGCAGAATCCGGATGGCAGCGTGTTTTCAACGGAACTGGAGCTGATGTAAATGGTCAAAGTGAGAACAACAATGAATTCAAGAGCCATGAACCGACTCCGTACGGCTCCTGAGAAAGCACTGATTCAAGTCGTAGAAGGCGCCAAGGACAGCATCTTGGCGGATATCATGTCAGCCGAGGTCGTCCCTAAACAGACCGGTGAGCTGGAGCGTAGTGCGACCATTGACGCTTCTAAGTCCAAACGGGGCAAGGTGACAATCACCTACGATACGCCTTATGCACGCCGTCTCTATTGGCATCCGGAATATACCTTCCGACGCGACAAGAACCGGCATGCGCAAGGAGAGTGGCTGCGAGCATGGGCTGAGGGAAAGAAGACCCGGGGAGTAACCCAGGCCTTTAAAACCTTGCTCAAGAAGCTGGCAGGAGGTTTCATACGATGATGACTCTGGCGCAAGTGCGTGACTGGCTCAAGACTCGAGTCGATTGCCCTGCCTGGTATATCGGTAAAGCCGACACCAGCAAAGAGCAGTGCATCAGCCTGTACAACCTGAATTCTGGATCACCGATTATTGCTATAGGAGGCTTGGCAAACACAAGCTATGCAGCCAAGGCGGTGTCCATCCTGGTGCATTGGACAAAGAATGCAGATACAGCGGAGCAGAAGGCCCAGGAGGTCTATGCTGCGCTATTTGGGCAGGCAGGGGTCATTGCAGGTAAGAGAGTGATCAATTTTCAGATGCGGATCACAGAGCCTGTCAGCGTGGGTACTGATGATGCCGGGATATTCGAATATGTGATTGAGACAACGATTTATTACGAAAGGTAGGGGATTGCTTTGGAAACAGGTGTTTTTCCGGTTCACAATAATATTTTTAAAGTCGGCTCCTTAGGCAGAGCTTCAACAGCTGCTGAAATGATCGAGATTAAGGATCTGGAGAACTTCTCTATCTCCATTGATGGCAATACGGAAGAGTGGTCTCCGATGGATCAGGGCGGCTGGACCCGCCGGGCAGTAACCGGTAAGGGGATGACGATTAGCTTCACGGGTAAGCGGCACTACGGGGATCCTGGTAATGATTATATCGCTGGCCTGATGATCGGTACTGGCCAGGAAGTCGAAACCAAATTCGAGTGGACGCTGCCGAGCGGTGCAAAGCTGACTATGGACTGTGTAATCAACTTGACAGCTCCTGCAGGCGGCGATTCTACAAATATTGATGCTTTGGAATTTGAACTTTTATCTGATGGCAAGCCGACTTTTACGCCGGCGCCAGTCACACCTTAAGGAGGGCTAATTAATGGCTGCACACAATATTAAACTCACGGGGAAATTTAGCACGGAGAAACCGACTATCGAGATCGGTGACAAGAAATACCCGATCGATGACAGCGTGGAGAGTGTCCTGGCATTCCAGGAGGCCGCGACCTCAGGTTTCGAGGGCATGCTGAACGCACTGAAAGGTGCGCTGGGCGATGAGGCTTACGAAGAGTTGAACATTCCTAAGATGGCCTTTGGTAACCTGCAGATTTTATCAACAGGGATCCTGGCCGCTCAGTCCAATATCAACTATGAAGAGGCAGCTGCCCGATTTCGCCGGTCAGCCGAACAAGGCTGATATCTGGTATGACCTGAATGATGATTGGCCGCTGATTGAAGCCAGCCTGGCGAAACAGTATAGCATCCGGATCCGGCAGCACGGTGATATGCCGTGGGAAGAGTTTTGCTCCCTTGTCGCCGGGCTTATGCCGGATACACCGCTGGGTAGCATTGTCGCGATAAGAGCTGAGAAGGACCGAAAGGTCATTAAAGGATTCAGCTCTGAACAACGGCGGATACACAGGGAGTGGCGACAACGGCAGGCAGACAGTAAGCTTGCTAGTCCGGAAACGCTGGAGCAGGCCGCGAAGAGCTTGGAAGCTGAATTAGCCCGCATGTTCGGAGGAGGTGGCGCTACGTGGCAGGAAGCAGTGCAGGACGAATAGATTTAGATCTTGAGCTTAATTACGGAGCCTTCCAGCGCCAACTCAACGGCATCGCGAATACGGCTAACGGCATGGTAGGGAGTGCATTCAAAGGTCTCGGAGGGATTATCGCCGGGGCCTTTGCTATTAAGGGACTGGTGGATTTTGGCCGTGAGGCGATTAACCTCGCGTCTGATCTGCAGGAAGTCCAGAATGTAGTGGACGTTACGTTCGGCGCGATGGCACAGGACATCAATAACTGGTCCAGCAGCCTGATAGAAAGTTTTGGACTATCCGAGTTGTCTGGAAAGAAGTATGCCTCCACCATGGGGGCGTTGCTTAAAAGTTCCGGCTTGACCGGGATACAAATGGAGGGCATGTCCAAAAGGCTCACGGAGCTGTCAGCGGACATGGCCTCTTTTTATAATTTAAGCAATCAAATGTCTTTTGAGAAGGTCTTTTCTGGAATGACCGGAGAGACAGAGCCACTGAAACAACTCGGTATTAACATGTCTGTAGCGAATATGGAAGCCTTTGCTCTCTCACAGGGTATCGATAAGGCCTGGCTATCCATGACACAGGCAGAGCAGACCATGCTTCGGTACAATTACCTGATGCAAGTCACGGCTGATGCTCAGGGCGACTTTGCCCGGACGTCGAACAGCTGGGCCAATCAGGTTAAGGTCATGGGTGAGCAGTGGAAGATATTCCAGGGTACGATGGGCGCGGGCTTCATAAATATTCTGACCCCGGTTGTGCGAGGGCTGAACTGGCTTATTGCGAAGCTGCAGATCGCGGCAGCTTATTTCAAAGCCTTCACGGAGCTGATCTTCGGTAATGCGATGGGCGGCGGGGCTACTGAAGCGACTGGGGCTATTAGCGGCGTAGGTGACGCAGCAGCCGGCGCTGGCGGCTCTCTGGGTGATATGGGAGAGGCGGCAACGGTTGCCGGGAAAAAGACCAAGAAGGCCGGCAAGGACGTCAAGGGAAGTTTAGCTGGTTTTGACCAGTTGAATACCTTGGCGAAGTCTGCAGCGGATGCAGCAAGTGACGCTGGAGACGCAGCTGGCGGACTCACTGGTCTCGGAGCAGGACTTGGCGGAGGCTTCGGAGATCTGGATCTTGGCACGCCGGATATCAACGTGGATCCAGTGAAAGAAAAGGTTCAGGGTTTCGTAGCAGACATGAAGCGGGCATTTGGTTCCTTGTCACAAATCAGCTTAGATCCCTTGCGGAAGTCCCTGAAGGGGCTGTGGGATGCAGTTAACCCCTTTGCCAAGAATGTCGGACAGGGACTCAAGTGGTTCTATATCAATGTCCTGGTCCCGTTGTCAAAGTGGACTGTAGAAAAGGCGCTGCCGGCATTCCTGGATGTTCTGGCAGGTGGTATTCGCGTAGTAAACAGTGTCGTTGATGCGTTTAAGCCTGCTGCGGTATGGCTATGGGATAACTTCCTGCAGCCGGTAGCCTCCTGGACAGGTGGCATAATCGTTGATGGCCTACGCTCACTCGCGGCAGGTCTGAATTCAATATCAAGCTGGATTGATCAGAACCAAGACACCTTCCTAAAGGGGGCCCTGCTGATCGGAGGCTTCTTTGCCGCGTTTCAGGTAGCCGGCATTATTGTAGAGTTAGTGCCGTTCTTGGTTTTGTTGGGGGAATTCATTTCTTCTGGAGCCCTGCTGGCCGTAACTTTAGAAGGATTAGCGGCAGCCTTCGGCGCCATATTCAGTCCGGTGAACCTTATCGCTGCTCTCATCGCTTTACTGGTCTATAGCTTTGTGGACCTCTACCAAGAGAGCGAGACGTTCCGTGCAGCCATTGCGGAGCTCGGTGATACGTGGAAACAGGCGCTGGAACCATTGGCGACTTTCGTTTCTACTGTGCTGACGGATGCTTGGAAGCAGATCCTGCAGCCGGCAATTAATTTCTTTCTGAAGACGCTCCTGCCGCAACTTATTTCTGTGTTCAAACAGCTCTGGCAGCAGGTGCTGGTACCTTTGGCAAATTATATCGGGATGGTATTGAAACCTGTAATTATGATCCTCACAGACGTGCTGACGTCTCTGTGGAAGAATGTTGTGCTGCCGCTGGCCAAAGCGATAGGCAGCGTTCTGGCAGAGGCCTGGAAGGCGATTTATGAAATCATGAGTAAGACGGTCATCCCGGTGGTCGGAAAGATCATCGATGTGCTGACCTGGTTGTGGAAGAATGTGCTCAATCCGGTTATTAACGTTCTCTGGGATAGCGTGAAGCCAGCGTTCGAAACGGTGTTCAATGGCATTAAAACCGTGATAGACGGCCTGAAAACGACACTGACAGGAATCCTTCGTTTTATCACAGGGGTTTTCACCGGTGATTGGCAGAAGGCCTGGGATGGCGTCAAGATGATCTTCAAGGGCGTCTTTGACTCGCTCTATGGCATCGTGAAAACGCCTCTGAATCTGATCATTGATGCGATCAACAAGGTCATTTCCGGCCTGAACAGCATCGACATTGATCTGCCGGATTGGATGGGAGGGCAATCCTTTGGAATCAGCATCCCGAAAATCCCGCGCCTGGCCAAAGGCGGCCTGGCTTATGGACCGACGCTGGCAATGGTCGGTGATAACCGGGGAGCTGCGGCCGATCCGGAAGTTATCTCGCCGCTGTCCAAGCTGCAGGACATCATGGGCGGAAGTAATCAGGCCGTGGTCGAGGTGCTGTTGCAGATTCTCGAAGCGCTGCGCAGCGGTAATCAGACGGCCATATTCAAGCTCGGAGAGACGGAGTTTGGCCGAGCAGCGATAAAGGCAATTAACAATACGCAGCGGCAGGCGGGGCGGACGCTGTTGGACGTATAGGAGGAATGATTCATGCAACTGAAAATTAACGGGAAAGAGATCGCCGCCTATCCGTCCAACTTCAGCGTTACGCCGCTGGATCTGGACGACGGAGACGCCACGGTCCGGACAGCAGACGGTACGCTGAATCGGGACCGGGTGGCTGTCAAACGGCAGATCGACATGACTTTTGGTGTACTGACCTGGGCGGAGATATCGTCGGTGCTTAAGGCAATGAGCGGCGTGTTCTTCGATTTCTACTATCCGGACCCGATGACTGGAAAATATGAAACAAAATCCATGTATGTCGGTAACCGACCGTCTCCCGCCGCGGTTAGCAAGAATGGCCAAATCCTATGGAACGGCCTTAAGGTCACACTGACGGAGCGCTGATATGCAAGCCATATCACCGATCTATGAAGAATACCTACGGCGCTTCGACCGGGAATTTGTTGTTAAGGCACTCATCGGGAGCGAGGAGCATGACCGCAGCAAAATCGTTGACCTGACCATTGAGAACAGTCTGACGCTCTCAGACGGCTTTGAGATTGGGAACGCAATCCCGGGGAAAATGACCATCCGGCTGCGGGGTCTCCCCGAGCTGCCGGCCAATGAGCGCATTGTCCCCTACATCGCTGTTTCCCTAGCTCGCATGACCTGGGCTGAGGCAACAATCGCCTGGCAGGACGATCCGCTGCCGTGGGAGGGCGGGAATTCGGAATGGCTGCCATTTGGCGAGTTTTTTGTCGATAGCCGGGAAAAGGTCAACAACGTATGGGTTTACACCTGCTACGATAAGCTGGTTATGGCCGATGTGCCATACGTATCTTCGCTGACCTACCCGGCAACCCAGCAGGCTGTTTTTGCAGAGATATGCGGCTTGCTGAGCTTCACAGTTGACTCCAGCGTCGTTATTAATCCGGCTTATACGGTGCCGATCGCACAGGCTGGCTTAAGCTGCCGTCAGGTGCTAGGGTACATCGCGGGGGCGAACTGCGGATCATTCTTCATCGGTAAAGACGGTTTACTCAAGATGAAGCGTTTCGTGCCGGATGATGAGCCTGTCTTTAATATGGGCTTGTCCGATTACATCCGGGCGAAGCAGACCAACCCGGTCAAGTCCTATAGCCGCGTCGTGGTCACCTATGATACCGAGGATGATATGGTCTACGAATCAGGCTCCGGCGACGAGAACCATACGCTGTATCTGGAGAACCCGTTGGCAACGCAGGCCATAGCAGACGCACTGTGCGTCTCGCTGAGCGGTATCTCCTACCTCCCCCATGAGATGGACGCTCGGGGCTTCCCACACTTGGAGACCGGTGACCGGATCGCCTTCGGGCTGTACGAGGGCAGTAGTTGGATGGAGGCTCTATTGCCGTGGATGGATGAGGACCTTCCATGGGACGGCGTCCGGCAGTATCGCTCTTATGTGCTGCACCAGACGCTGACATTCCGCGGCGGCCTGCAGCTGAAAGTCGAGGCACCGTCCGTGTCCGAGCAGCAGAGCGAGTTTGTCGTTGAAGGCACGCTATCTGCTCAGGTCAACAAGCTGGACAAGACAGCGGTCAAAGAGGCCAAGCGTTATTATGGCGTGACCGTAACCCGGACTGAGGGGCTGACCGTTCAGACGGACGCAGGGGCAAAGTCGGTGCTAAACGCCGATGAGCTCAGCTTCTATACGGACGACGGGGACCGGGCGCTGTGGTTTGACCTCATTAGCCGGCGGTTCAAGTTCAGCGGCACACTGGAGGCCGTGGACGGTATATTCTCCGGCGATCTGTCGGCGGCAGGAGGGACCTTCACTGGGGACGTAACGGGCGGCCGGTTCATCGGCGGCGAGATCGCCATTGGTAGCGGAGACGACATCTTCAAGGCCAACAGCTGGGGAATCTGGCTTGGGGATTCGACTTATGCTGATGCGCCGTTCAAGGTGGATATGGCAGGGCATATGGATGCCGTTGACGCGAAATTTCAAGGGGAAATCAACGCTTCAACGATCAACGGGGCGAATATTAACGGCGGGACAGTTACAGGTGCTCTCATACAAACGTCAGAAGCTGGTATTTATCCATGGGCGGCCATGAGCAGCACGGATAAAACATTCTCCGTTGCCGCTTCATCATCAAGTCGCGTCGAGATAACTTCCTTCGGCTATCCGAGCGCATCCCTTGGAATAAACTTTATCAACGGCAGCCAAACATCCGTAATTTCTGGAAACTCTGGACTGTATTTATACGGCGACGATACCATCACAATGGAGGCTATGAATATTTTCATTCGCGGCTATAACGGCGCCTATGTTTCTCGTTGGAGTGAGCTTCGAAGCGAAGAAACAGGAGTCTCCATGCAGGAAGAACTTAATAACTTGGATTCATCAATGGATTATCTTGCATCAAACCTAACGTTTGACCCATCGACCAGAAACTTGAAGCTTTGGAGCAGAGGCGGCTTTCTGTTGGCACAGGTGAATATACCAGACGCGACATAAATAGTTGAAACTTTCCCCGGATTATGACGATAATACTATTTAGTTAGGAATTATTGCCAAGGGGGCTTTGCAATGAAGAAGTTTATCATGGGTGTAATTGTCGGAGCGTTGCTATTCAGCGGCGTTACTGTATTCGCTGATTCTGCTAGTCTGGTGGGGAAAATGGTAAAAATACAAGGCTTGATGTCTATCGAAAAGAGTGGCAATAAGATCGCTGACGCTTATGTCATAAATGGGGCAGCTTACGCTCCTGTCCGGGCTGTTTCTCAGGCTTCAGGCTCATCTTTGAGTGTAGAGGGGAAGAAAATCATTATGAATGAATCCACCACTGATGATGAAAAGGCCGTTCAATTAAGTGCTGTGCAGTTTAAAAGGACGCAGTTACTTAAAAAAATCACAGCCGCTGAAGGCGGGGTAAAGGTGTACGAGACCAAGTACATTCCCAGCGCTCAAGAAAAATACGATACCGCCAAGGGAACCCAATATGAGCAGCAAGCTAAAGAATGGCTCGACGCCAGAAAGTCTGAATATGAACAGCGCAAAGCCGAGCTCGCCGATCTCCAACAGCAGCTCACGGACATCGACGCACAGATCGCCGCGCTTCAACAATAAATTAAATCTCGCATCCAAAGGTCTCGCCAATCTGGCGGGGCTTTTTGTGTTGCGCAGATATGGAGGTGTTACGATTGGCCAACATCCAGCCGAAAATCATTGCAGAGATTGACCCGCGGAATCCGGTTCCTGAGATATGTGCCGTTATCATGGCTGTGGTCCCGTACCATCCCGCGCAGGAAGAAGCTATCCTGCGCGGTGTGATCGAGGCGACGGAAAAGCGATTGAAGGCAATACAGCCAAAGAAAGGAGCTGAAGATGATGACAAACCGGTATCTGAACCTAGACGGAACACGACCGATTCGGGAGAATTGGGACGAGCTGAATGACGGATTCGACAATGTTCAGGTTGAAATAGACGCTGCAGTCACGGAGTCGGAGCGGATCGATACGGATCTGACTGGGCACAAAGGTTCGACGGCCGCTCATGCTGCCGAGCATATTACTTATGCCGGTTCGGTCGCCGGAGCCGCTAACATCGGGGCCGCTGTGGATAGCGTGCAGGAGCAGCTGAATACGGCCGTTGTGTCCGGCGACAGCAGCCCAGCAGCGGACCAGGCACGGGTCAGCTCGACTGGCACAACCTATGGCACTCTTAAGGATCGTCTGGACACGGAGCGCTCCGAGCTTGCTGCGCAGTTGGCGGATATTACGAATAACGCATATGTTTATATGAGCAATTACGCAGACGGTGATAACATAGAGGAAACTGCGTCCATCCAACAGGCTTTAAATGACGCGGTGGGTAGAACCTTGTATTGGAACAAACAAAAAGGTTCTAATTATTTAACTGGACAATTGACGCTTCCATCCAACATCAAAATCATTTTTGAACCAGGAACTAAAGTCAAAGCGGTTGACACACTTACGCAAGGTTTAAACGCTCAAGTTTTATTCCTCAGTACGGACACATCAAATATATTCATTGATGGTAACATGGCTGAATTGTATATGAATAAGTCCGTTTATACCACAGAGTGGAACCATGTCATTAAATTAAATGGGTGCACCAATGTTGAGATAAAAAATATCGTGGCTAAAGACAGTGGCGGCGATGGACTTTATGTTGGGAATGTAGGGTGCACGAAATCGTATTGTGAAAACATTCGGTTAGTTAATTGCATTTTCGATAACAACAGGAGAAATAACCTTTCCCTTATTTCAGTCGATAGTTTCTACGCTGAAAATTGCACCTTTTCCAACGCTAGTGGAACTTCGCCTCAATGCGGGGTAGATTTGGAACCCAACTTCGCAACGGATCGTCTGAAAAACGTAAGATTCAAAAATTGTAGAAGTATTAACAATGTAAAAGATGGGTTTCGCGCTCTGTTGTGGGCGCAGGATTCGACCAGTGAGTTTATTGATGTTTTGTTCGAAGGGTGCCGTTCCCTAGGCGACAACATCGGATTTTTCGTTACAAATGTAAAAGACAATACGAAAGGTATTGTCAAATTTAAAGATTGTATCGGAGAGTTAAATGAATACAACGCATTCAATTTGACTAATTGCAGCGCTACCGGCGTGAGGATTGAATCGGAGGGTTGTACCGGAGTTGATTCGAATGTTAGTAACAATAGCACGTTTAAATACTGTTCGTTTTTAATAACAGACGGACCAACAAACGCACCGTCCAGTATCGGAAATGCTAAGTTTACAAACTGCAAATCGATCGACAGGCGGGCAATACCAATGGTAAGTAAAGGGTTCGCCATCAATCCGAGTACATTAACGCCGTACGATATTGATTTTAATAACTGTGAATCAATCAATCATTACTCGTATCCTTTTGATTTTAGTAATACAGCGATTAGGTGTAGAGTGGTTAATGACAGAAAGTACACATTTGCCAAAACTGCAACAGGAACAGCGAGTCAACTTCAACACAACGGGCAAGTCATAACGAATGAGGGGGCGACAACTTCAATAAGACTAACCTTAACGGCCGCCAAGGAAGATACTGAAATCACCTTCAAAGTAAGAGCGGCATTTGATTTAAAAGTATACCCTATACCAACTGAACAATTATTAGTATTAACGAATGGGGTAGGAAAAGGTTTATCCAGCAATCAAATCGGCGCTTCGATAACATTCAGGGCAACAAAGTATTCCTCTTGGGAAATTATCAATATGATTGGCACCTGGGTAGAAGTTGTTTAATGAACGGCATAACTTAGGTATTTGGACGCCCTCGGAAAAGTATAAAAAGTCGTATAATTAATTTCCCCTTTTTGGTATTATTGTCCATGTTGGGTTAAAGGGGGATGTGGGATTGTTTGATTTTTTAATACTTTTCTTTGGAGGGGCTTTAAGTGAGAGTAAACCTGGTAAAGCATGAGAGTAGAGCTTCAACTTTATTTGATTTGATTAGATTTATGGTGGCCCTAATGGTTGTGGTATTTCATGGAGGGGTTGAATTAGTGCCTGGATACGAAGCGGTAATGGTTTTTTTTGTTTTAAGTGGTCTTTTTATATCCTCAAGTGTCGTTAAACAAATATCGGAAAACCGTTGGTCATGGAAGGTTTACCTTGTTAACAGGCTTTCACGACTTTGGGTTGTGCTAATACCTGCATTATTTTTAGCACTATTTTGGGCTAAATTGAGAATAGGTATATTCGGGAATGAAGAGAAATTTGTACGAGGATTAGGGTCAGATATCTTTTTAGGAAATATGTTTTTCTTACAGGGAATATTTACCCCTGTGTTCGCTCTAAATGGACCCTTATGGAGTTTAGCTTATGAGTTTTGGTATTATATTTTATTTCCTTGTATTGTTCATATTTTTTATGCTCCAAAAAAATCAACTAAGGCATTATATTTGGCTTTTGTTGTGCTACTTTTATTTTTTCTTGGTAAAGAAATTTTGATATATTTTCCAGTATGGCTGTTAGGCTCACTAGTAGTACTAATAAAACCTTTATTGATACTAAAAAAGCTTCATAGGAAACTGATTATTTTTGCAGCTGCTTTATTCACTTTCTTGTCAATAAACTTGTTATATATAATCTTTCAAACAAATCACGCATTGGACTCAGAGGTTCAGTTGTTCATTGATTATTTAGTAGCATTTTCATTTTCCGTTTTATGTTATGTTATTATGTCCTTGTATAACGATAACAGGGAGGATAAATCACTAAAAATTCCTCAGTTATGTAAGTACCTTGCGGGTTTTTCTTATACACTATACCTTACTCACTACCCTATTTTGCATTTTGTTCGAGACTATACTTTGTCACCCGACTTTGACCTTAATTTGAGTTCTTTGGTAAGTATGCTTGTGATAAATCCATTAATACTATTGACGGTAATACTTTACGCTTTATTGATTTCTCGATACACCGAAAAACATACAAATAAGGTAAGACAATTTGTACTAAAAAATTTAAAAAGAGAAAAATATCTTAAACAAGATGCTACTTTGTAGGACCATACTGCGCAGCAGAGGAGGTGATACTCCCGGTATGATCAAATTTAATAGCACATAGCTGACACGTCTCATGCAGGCGTGTTTTTATTTTGCCCTCGGATTGCCGGGGGCTAATTTTTAGACAGGGAGGATCATCATGGTCAATCAACTGCGTCATTTCTTTACTACAATTTTTACAGCAGCGGTAGGATCGGGGCCGCGGGAGATCGCCGTAGGCGGCAGCAGCGTGATAGCGGGCTTGCTGGCGATGGCCGCAGGCTGGCTTGGCGGATACGACAAGCCATTGCAGTTCCTCGTCGTGCTCATGCTGGCTGACTACGCAAGCGGGTTGGCCGGAGCGTTCAAGACCAAGACGGTATCATCGGACATTATGTTCTGGGGCGGCGTCCGCAAGGCGACCGTCCTTTTTGTTGTCGGCCTCGCCGCGCTGGTTGATGATTGGGTGCAGCCGGGCGCGCCAGTGTTCAGGGCGGCGGCGATCATGTTTTATATTGGACGCGAGGGGTTAAGCGTAGTCGAAAATTTTGGCGTGATCGGCGTGCCGCTGCCGGACAAGCTGCGGGATTACCTCCTGCAACTCAACCAGGACAAGGCCCGCAATAACCCGGCCAAGCCGGAACATCCGGACAACAAACCTGGCAATGACCAAAGCGCATAGGAGGTAATGAGGTGACATTAACACTTGAACAAGTAAAGAGTAAATCAGCCAAGCGGCTGTTGGGACTCGCGCCCGTCGTGCTGGCGGCGGCTTTGCTCTGGATAGAGCGGTGCTATACGCGGCGTGGTGTCGCGGTGATTATTACGCAAGGCTTGCGTACCTGCGCCGAGCAGGACGCGCTCTACGCCCTGGGGCGGACCGTGCCAGGTGACATTGTCACGAACGCCAGAGGCGGGGAGAGCAATCACAACTTTGGGTACGCTATCGACTTTGCACTACTGCTGGAGGATGGCCGAACCGTGTCCTGGGATACGCTCCGGGACGCGGATATAGACAGCCTGCCGGACTGGTCTGAAGCGATTGACGAAGCGGAGATTTGCGGATTCAAGTCCGGGGCCAAGTGGCGGACATTCAAGGACATGCCGCATCTTGAAATGACGTTCGGATTATCAACGGCAGATTTTCGAGCAGGCAAGCGGCCGATAGCGCCCCAGGTTAACGCCGTATTTTCGCAACTCACTAAACTTAAGGAGGCGGACGAATTGAGTGCAGAGGATAAGAAGCGTCTGGACACACTGGAGGCGGCCATAGCTGAGCTTGGCGAGAGCCGGGACGTGCTGAAGAAGTCGGTCCTGGAGCAAGGCAACACAATCGACAAGGTGGTGGACCGGGTGGCCGGGTTGGAGCGCCGCGCAGCGCTACCTACAGTTCCAGTGTGGGCAGACAAGGCCGTGAAAGCCGCGCATGACGCTGGGCTGATCGACATGCCAAACGGCGGCAGCGTGGACCTGTACCGGATTCTGACTGTGTTGTACCGTGCGGGGCTACTGGCCATAGACGAGGAGGATTAATTCATGGAAAACCAAAACCTGACTGACGTTCTGGCCTTTGCCAGTCTCATCGCCGTATTTGTGCTAGCCGCCGTACAGTTGGTCAAGAACACCGTCAACATCCCGAAGAACATCATCCCGCTGATCGGCGTTGTGATCGGCCTGGTGATCGGTTGGGCAGCTGCTCCGTTTACGGACCTTGGCCTGACGCTGCGGCTCTGGTCCGGAGCATTAGCCGGCCTGTCGGCTACGGGCCTGTTTGAGCTGGCGTTCAGCAAGCGGGACGGAACGACGAAAGAATAATCATTTACACTTATCAAAAAATGGTTTTTATATGTTAATTATTAGTTAAAATTACAAGTCATTCGTTCGACAGATATCGACAGATTATTTAAGAGGTAAATATTACAATACACATTAACGAACACGCTACTCCAATATTTGTATAGTCATAGCTATACAATCTTCCGGGGAGAGCCGACTGGCTCAGTGGAGTACCATTAATTCGTATAAGTCCTCCATTTGGCAATTTAGTGCATAGGCAACTGTAGCGGCTGCATCGTATGACATCATTTCTCGGTTATTCACCCAGTTAGATATCTGTTGCCGGGAATACCCTGTCCTACGAGACAATTCCGCTTGCGAGGTCTTTGCCCTTGCTAGTAAGTATCTCAGTCGGCATCTCCCACGGGAGATTTTAGCCACTTAGCGTTAGCTCCTTATGGAATGGAGATGGTAATAGACATTCAACTAAATTATAGCACGCTACAAGTTGATGAGACATAGCAATGGTTCGTCCTGGTCGACGAATCAAGACACCTGGAGGGGGAGAGCTGTGGATACACACGAAATAATATTTGATGTAACACCCGATAGAACCTATTTAGATATATTGGTGAAGGCTACTCTCGTTACTAAGGGGGCTGTGCTGCCAGCGAAAGCTAAAGTAATTACTCCAGAGCGAGTATTTGATTTAACAATAGTATAATAGTAAGAAGCCCGTTGAGCATTAAGTCAACGGGCTTCTTACTATTATACGTCTACTTCTTCCCATCCAGGCGGAAGTGGATCGTCCGGAGCCGGCTCCAAGTACTCCGGCTCGATACTGGCCAGAAGTGGTTCGCCGATGTCGATTAAGACAGTTCTGGTTCCTTTGGCCAAGACTCTGCCGGTGCGGCCGCCGTAACCGCTTGGGTGATTCTCTGCGATCAGGACGCGTTGGCCTGGCGTAATGTCGTTAATGTTCAT